CTGTTTGGTAACGATGTGTCCCTGAATTGGTGCGCATGCGGGTCGTGCTGCCTTGTGTGAACTCATGTGGAATGTTGACACACCCATTTCATCGGCCGCTTGTGTCCGCATCATGTTGTACGTCTTGTACGTTGTTGTCTGCATTAACATACGAGCATAGCTGTCAAAGCGCCAGTTACGCCCACCCTTGTCTTTGAAAGATGATGATATACCTTTGGCCAGTGCAAGTTCTACTGACTTAGAGAAGGCTTGCTGTGTACTCATAGTACCAGTCGTTACATTAACAACGGCTTTAGTAATCATACGTCGATAAGCAATCATTGCTGGATTCACACCCAAATTCTTAGACAACAGACTTTCATTAACAAAGTTTGCTAGGTCTGCTGTTGTTTGTGCTGCAATAACTTCAAGTGTTTGGTGTACATCGTTATTTGGTGCTGTCTGATTTAAATCGTTAGCGAGTTGATCAGCAGTCTTTTGATAAACCGTAATGCCCTCATTAACCAGTATTTCGTCAATCAATTCGTCAGCAACACCAACTTGCTGTTTGATATAGGCAATATTTTCAGCATTCAGCATGTGCATGTCTTGCAACTTTTGTAACTGCCATACATATGGATTTTCTGCTAAATCAACCGCACCACGTTCAATCATGCGTTTGATCATACGTAGCATTAACTCTTGGGCAATTTCTTCATACAAATCACCTAATAGCGATGCCCCCAGTGTCATTTGATCATCATTGTTTGGTATTTTTTTAGCCATAACTAATTACCAAACATACCAGCATCAACATTAGACAATGGCGGTTGCTGTTCTTGGTTAATTTCTGCGATCATTGTGTCTAATTCTTCATCACTCAAATCACGATACAACTTTTTCATGGCATAGCGCTTTGATACAAGCCCACCTGCAGCCGCTTGACTCCAGTAAGCAAGTTCACTTGTCTTATCCAGGAAAACACCGTCATCAAAGCTGACACGAACGTCATCTAATGACGGTACGTCCCCTTCATAAAGACCAAATACCTTACCCAACTCCAAGATAGTCACAATTAACTCTTGTACAGCCCGCTCAACGTTATTGAGATGGCTGTTTCGTGTCCGATAAGTCATTGAGTTTTCACTCACGACTTCGGTGGCGGTCTTCAACCCTTGTCCGTCAAACGATAATGTCCCCACTGATAACCCGACCTGCATCTCAAGTGTCTTCAAGAATTGATTGATACTCGTGATGAAGTCATCTGCACGAATTGGTGTGGTTAAGTCGGTGACTTTCATCTCATCAACACCCGCACCCATGCCAATGAAAACGTTCTGGTCCGCCTCGAATGTTTCTTGTCGTTCACCGCCTTCAGAAACCCGGACACTGATCATGCCTTCAGGAACAGCCACACGTCTTTGTCCCATTTTCAACTCCCAAAAGAATTGATCATAGGCAGTGTTAATCTGGTCAAGTGTTGGACGTGCATTGTCATAAATAGATAGACCCAACGGACTAGTAATATCCTTGTTGTTGAATCCAAACGGCTTGAGATAAATAAACATTGGTCGTGTCAGACCAGCAAGCGTCACGCTTGGCTCCAAGTCGTCATAGAGATTAGTCAATGATACCTGTACACCTGTTACGTTAGCTTCATCTGAGCGATACAACTCGTTATCAATGTGATACAAGCCATTGTCGTCCCAGTAGTGAAACTCTAGCAGCGTGTAGTAAGCGTTATGCCCCTTTTCAACTTGTGTTGTTCTAGTAGCGATTGCTGCTTCACTCACATCATTCGTATTTGAACGCAGTGGAAAGAATACAGGCGCTTGAACATAGGCGATTTTAATCTCATCACCTGACACATAAGGTCGCATAGCTAGTCCACCCAACGCTAACATACTTTCAAGATAACGCTCAAACGACTTATTGAAATCATTTGCATCTAGCACATCATGTGCAAACTTGTCGGCATTATCGTTCCCTTCAATCGCAAATGTTGCCTTCTCGTTGAAAAGGATTGATGCCTGTTGTTGAACAACTACCTTAGCCACGTTCAAAGGTTGAAATGGTCGGCTCTTTGATTGTCTTGATGTGTTGTTGTATCTTACATCTGGATATTCACCCCTGAAATAAATCAAGTCTTTCTTGATACGTTCATACTCACCAGGTGACACATTAATTTTTGGGTGATCTAATACGCTATTCAGTGAACTTACAACGCCCATTTGTGCGCCTCCTATCTTAAACATTGTTTTAATTCTATCTAGTAGCTTCATGTAGCCTCCTAGTATTTGAGACCAAGCAACGCAGCATTATCAAGCACAAAGTATTGTGTCTGATCCACGGTGTGGTCATCTTCCTTGATTACTTTAGGGTCATCGGTGTTGATTGTCTTGTCATCATATCGATAATCACGATGTTGCACGTACCAAATTTCATTGGCTGGTGTCTTAAGATAATAAAAACGCCCACTCGCTACTAACGAATGAACGTAATCTATCATCTCTTGCTTTTTCTTTTTTGCTACTGGATGCCAACTAATACCGTAGTCCACGGCATACTGATTTTTTAATGCTGCTTCAGCACTATCTATCGTGCGCTTAATGACTTCAACATGCGCCCAACGTGGATCACGGTTCTGTTTCACGATCCAGTCATACACCATCTTAGCTAATTGGCTAGGTGACTTCTTAAGTGTTTGGCCAGACGGTGAGTAGTACAACGTATCTAATAAGATGACATTATTCTTTTGCGTGATACCGTACAGTGATACAGTTGTCGCTGACTGTGAATGACCACCGTCTAATGAGTAAGCAACATAACGTAATGGATCGTCGCTTGGTAACTCATCAAGTGGTTTAAATAAGTCAATGTTATAGACATTACTATCATAACCAACCGCTTCACCCAGATAGATGTAGCGATAGTAATCATAGTCATTGTCTTTGATACGATTGATTTCATCGAGTATCTGACCACCGTTAGCCTTTAGTAGCCCTAATTCATCGTCAAGATAACTTGAATAGTCAACCAGATAATTTGGATCACCTCTCTTTTCTGCTACCCACTCATTAATCCAAGCATAGGGATTACGCGGTGGGTTGTACGACCAGTAGAATTTAACGTGTGGCACATCCTTTTGCTTTTGTCGCATGAATGTGATGTTTGTCTGGTCAAATTCTTCAGCGCTTTGGAATTCGGCTGATTCTTCATACCACACGGCAATAATGTCATTGATGTCATTTGACTTCAACTTCTGAAAGTCATCTGAACCATAGAAATAAAATGTTGACCCTGTTTGCTTATGAGTAATCTTAAACGGTGATACGGTAGCTGAAAAACGCCCCATCATACCAAACTTCTTCAAAGCCCACTGTATCTTTTGAAAGACTGAGTCACGTATTGTATTACCGACTTTTCTGATCACTACAATGTTAGCCTTACGACCATGTACGATCTGGTCAATCATCAAACGTGCTAATTTTAGTGCTACCACCGATGACTTGAACGAGTTACGACCACCGTACAGAATGTTGTACGGCTGTTTACCAATCCATACATCCTTAAAGTGAGGTTGTACCTCTTGTTGAATATTAATCGTTGGCGTCATCTTCATCACCCCAACTATCGACAATCACAATCTTTGCATCACTTGACACTCGATCATCGTTCATCAACCTTACTCTTGCCTCCGCCATGTCAGCATCAGCAGTCAACTTACGCACTTGTTGTTCAACCAGCTTGTCATTACCTGGATAGCGCTTAAGTATCTCTTTCAAAGCTGTGATACGTGTCTTAATATCCGCTTCTTTTTCGACCTTCTCTACACCGTCCATAGTGCCTACTACGACAGTCTCCATTAACTCACCTCTAGCTATACTAGTTAGCAGTTCAACGGCTTCTGTATAGCCCATGACGCGGTCTGATGCGATTTTATCCATACGTTCAGCTATGTACGATTTTATTCCGACATTTTCCAACATTTCGGACGAACGTGCTTTGGCATAAGCCTTACTATAACCCGCTGAAATCGCTGACTGCATAGCGTTTCCAGTCTTGATATACTCGTCTGTAAACTTCTGCTGTTTCGGTGTTAATTTCATGTCATTTCGGCGCCTCCTTTCAATGTTTTACTGCAAAATAAAAAGCGCTTATGCGCTTACTTCCCCTTCTTAGCTATTTCCCATTCATTTTTGAAATATTCACTTGAGTCCTCAACGGTCTTTTTAATCAACTTCTTGATCTCCGGAATTTTTTCATCTCTGTTTGGCAATGTATACTCTTTTGCCAAAAAATTATATAACTTATCGATGTTGTCCAATAATAAAGCGTTCGATTTATTTCGTGGGACATATAATAAGATTTCATGATAATCTCGTTTCAACCTTGGTGCCAGATCCTTCGTATCATTAAAAATTTCCGATTTCTTTGCGTTTTTGTCGTTCAATGTAAACAACAGCAAGTCGTAGTCGGATATGAATGTCGCTACCAACGTTCTAACCTTCTTCATCCAGTCAATTCTACTCTTGGAAACTATGTCTCCTCTGAATCTCCGCCAGCCATAGGGTCTTCGTCTCTCAAACAGCAGTTACCCAGAGATAGTTTGGTTTTGTTTGTCGACACTGCTGATAGTATGTACGACCGGCAGGCAAGCTGGTCATTAAGTTGTGTTTGCGTTATTAGCGCAAGGACGTGACGATGATTTGCACCCCACAGTTTTAAGACTTTCGATTGTTCTAGTTGTCTTGCTTTACCTTTTCCGCCACACGTCTCGTTTTAGTCTTTACAGATGCACCGGTGCAGGTGCAATGCGAATGGCAGGACTCGAACCTGACTGTAAGCCACACTTAGTATTACATTCACTCACAGAAATCACCTAACTAGTATGAAGTCGCTTTCAATTGAAGTAGCAACTACGGTAATAACTTAATTGACAGGGCAAGGATTTGCACCTTACATGGTTAAAATTTAAAACTATAAGCGTCTACCTATTCCGCCACCTGTCATGTGTGTTTTTACATGTCGCACCCGACAGTATGGTCGCACAGCAACCCTCTTCTATTTCACTGGTCTTTATAAGGCACCTTATTTCCTAAAACGAGTTCCCGCACTAGTGCACTAGCCTGTCCATCGTAACATCGCTTGTCGTACGAATAGACAAGCTGAACTTCACCTCGTTTATGGTCACACACAGAATTGAACTGCAATCTCTGGGACTTCACTCCAGCGCTCTTCCGATTGAGCTATATAACCAAGTATGCTTTTAGGGATGAGCAATAACCCGCTTTGTTTAATCTTTCGATAATACTAATTTACACCTGTTTTTATGTATAAAAAGCCATAAAACAGCTTGTAATATACATCTGTCTATAATACTGCCCCTAAAATGTGCTTAACCTCCACCCGCCAAGACTTCGCTGTACTTTCTCCGATGTGAAACTGCTGCGCTACCTTTACCCACGTAACAGACTTACTTGCATAATAATACGCAACTACTTTCTGCTTGTCGGGCTCAAATGTTGCTATCCAGCGTTCGACATCTTCCTTTTGCTTAATTAGCGTCTGCAGTGTCTTGTCGCTTTCCAAGCGTATCATCATGTCATCTAATGGTCGTGCGTGTTTATTTAACGCTTTACCACCGCCGATATTTTCGTCAATCGGCCCGCGATCGTTTCGCAACTCGTACTCACGTTGTCTAATTTTTAAATCGAGACGACCAGAGAAGTAGTCTCTCAAAATACTATCTATCCTGTCCGCCAATTTACCTACCTCGCTCGGTGTTTTTTAACTCCTTTATATCAGGCGTCTATTTGTCCGCCATGATACGAGACGTTTATTTTTAGCTAGTTTATTCTTTAAATTTTGAGCCAAAACGTGACTTGGCTCTTTCCGACAATTCTGATCGTTGTTCATCAGTTAACTGACGTCTTTTTCTAGCGCTGAACGAACCCGAATAATCATCATCCAACCAGCCAGACAACCTATCTTGCGTTTCTTCCTCAGTTTCACCAATAACTTCCTTATATTTTCTGATGTGTGGTGGGTAGGTGGTGTCAATGTGCCACTTTCCTACTTCTACATCAAAAACAACGATTGTTTCTTGCTCATTTCTGCTAATTTTCATCTCACACCTCGTCTTCTAGCAAAACTGGCAACAAACCGACAGCTTGACCACCGTATCGTTTAGCTGTATCAAAAACATATTCCTTTGAAAACCAAAAGGCATCTCTTACTTGTAACGTAATTTTGTACTTTGATGCAGATAAAATTGACGCATTAGGATCTTTGGCTAGATAGCCATTACCAATTTTTACAACATATGCAACATATTCACTCATCTCTACACCTCCACTGGTGTTGCTCGACCCATCTTAAACACTTGCGTCTTCAACTTAGGCATGCGGAACATCTGCGTGTTTGCATTTGCTACCGCGTCTTCTAAGTTCCAATAACTTGAACCTGATGTCTCCCATGGGTCGTTATCTGAATAACGATAACCAACGATGAATACCTGCTTGTCTACTACTTTCATTCATCTACTACCTTCATTCATCTACTACCTTAATTGTTTCTGGGTGTAGCCATGATTGCATTATATCTTCATCGGATAACTCACCTTTTAAGTCATCAAACTTGTTTCCCATTCGTGTCTCGCCATTATAGTTTTGAAATGTTCCTAGACATGCAGCGAAATCCAAATTATCTTTATACCATTTTAAAGTGTCATATTGCTTTTTTGTCATCTCAACCGTTGGTGCGTATTCTTCACGTAAGTCATTTAAAATGATATAAAAAAACCTATCATTATTGTCTGCATTACTTAGATCATTATTTTTTAAATACGTTCCAACTTTTGCTATCGCTTCATCAAATGTCATTATTTTCACATCCTTCATTATCATCTGCATAAAACACATGTACAATTGCGTTTCCTATTGACGCATGTTCCACGTAACCATGACCACCATTTTCATCTTCGTTATTCATCACTCACCTTCCACTGGTAAATGCACCGCTTCTGTATCTGGGTTAGTCCATTTTTCGGATTCTTCTTTTGTGTCAAACTGTTTGGCAGCTCTCTTATAACCATAAAGAATGAATAAATCTTGTGGTCTTTTACCAATAAAATAATAATAATTATTATCTGCATTACGTTCTTTACTGCGTACAAACCACTTCATATTAGGGACAACCTCAATAGTTTCTTCTGGATTAAACTCATCAAAAACACCCCAAAGTTTTGCAAATTCAACCTGTGTTTCCCTAGTCTTATCTGTATCATCATTATGCAAATCAAAGAATCTAAAATATAAGTTAGGATAATGCGAAATATCACAAATTTCAATTACTACGGTGTATAAATCAGCTACCTCTTCAACCAACTTATTCCACTCATCAAATTCTGCCTGTGTCATCTTCACACGTTGGTGTAACTGCTCAGATGTGTAAAGTGACTCGATGATTACAGGTCTTCTTATCAAACCATTATCTATTCCAAGCGAACTTCTTAAATGTTCTATTTCTCTAACTGCAAATTCAGCGTCTTTAATATCATTATAAATTGTTCCATCAACTCTATATGCTACTGGTTCAGTCATCACTTTTCTCCTCCGTGTTAAAACCCATGAATATCATTGCCGATTTCATCAGGATTGATACGGTCGGTGTCTTCGCTCCATTCCGCAATGTACTTATCTGCTGGCAACACTCTGATGTGCCCGTCTGATGTGTTGACGGTATATATTTCAAAACCATACGCATCAAAGTCACCCTGTTGATAATTTATTTCAGTTACTTTAGGTTCATTACCGTTGTTAAAATAACCAACTCGTTCAATACGGTCACCAACCTTGTATATTGTTGGGGAATAAGTAGTTTCATCTTCGTTTCCCGAAAAATATGTTCCCAATCCCACGCTCTGTAAGCTAACTATTTTCATCTCATCACACTTTCTAAATTTCAATCATCTTGCCGTGATTATCTAACACAAAGAATCTACCAACTTTTTCACGGTACAGATTGCTGATTCTTTTAATAATCGCGTCACGCAGTCGCTGACGATACTGTGGGTTGTCATATTTTGGATCGTAGCGCTTAACCCAATCAGTATCAGCTAATTCTTCCAACTTGTACGAATACACCTTGTTAGCGTCTTGCGTGATGTTGTTCAGGAAGAAATACTCATTTTTAATTTGAACGATATATCCTGATTTATTCATTTCTTTTTCCTTCCACCTGTTGCAATAATTTCATCACACTTCAGAACTCCACACACTTTAATTTTATTTGTCATTTCACACCATCCATAAACTTATCCAATGTTAGATCGAGTGCCATTGCAATCTTGGCAAGCGAACTAAAGTACGGATCACGTCGTTGCCCGCTCACAATCACCCTGACGTTTGTTGGATCACTTAATCCGGCTCGTCTTGCCACTTCGCTATAAGTGTAGTCATTGTCTATCATGGCTTGTGCGATGACCCGCCCATAATGGGTGTTGTATACAGAATTTGCGTAATAATACAACAATTCTTTCTTTGATGAGGTTCTGAAATCACGTTTTGTTACCATATCAATCACCAACCCTTCCGTAGTCACCCACCACAATCGCTCTCTTGTCTGGCGCTGTGAGAGATAAGTTACCGTTCAGCTTTTCAGCTTGCGCATTAGCTCCCTAAAACGTATCGAACGTTTCAATTGTATGTCCGTCAATTCTTACGTCATATTTCATGTGTTGCCTCCATCTCATAAATTTCAAGTCGCGGATTCAACTTATCAAGATAAAAATCATGATCAAACCCACCGATATTTTTAACATTGTCATTTTCCAAGAATGCTTGGCCGTGTAACTTAGCTGTTAGCATGCCGTCAAAGATGAACTTTTGTGTAAACGTCCAGTTGTCTGGGTCAATTCTGCGGTCTGGCAAGTACCAGTCGAATTTCAGTTTAGCTGGCCACGTGAACATCACACCGTCAACCATCGACTGTAGGAACACGCTGCGTGTATAAGCTGTACCAACTCGCTTTAACTTAGCGCCTAGATACCTATTCTTGCGTTCTGCTTCAATATACTTGTTCAACGTCAACGGCCGTAAATGCGTTAAATCTAGCGTGATTTTTTTATATCCGATTATTTGTTGAACCAAATCGTCGTCCTCTGCTTTCTAGTTGCTGGATAATCTCGTCCGTGACGTGAACACCATTCACGTGGTACTTGCTCTTGAATGCCGTTAATCCAATCTTGTGCAATTCCATGTGGTGCGTGTGGCTTAGGCTAAATACCGTGTTATCGACATTGCTAATTTTGTTGCGGTCACGACCCATACCGACTGCATGCTCACCGTGAGCCAGCTCAACTGGTCGTGAACCGTCTAGTACGTCAAATCCCTCAATAAGCGCCCGATACTCCCAATGTGCAACGTCTTCCGGTTCTAATGCGTCCAGTGGTTTAAAACTCAAAGGCACGTTGTGATCGGCTACGAAGTCCAACATGAACGTTATGAGACCAGCCGCTACCGACTTTTCAACGTCTCGCAGTGAAATTGTGTCCAACTCTTGCCAATACTCGTAAGCTAGTTTGAACCACTGTTTGATGTATTCCGGTGCATCACCAGACCACTTAGCAATGTCGTTAAACATGGCGTAGATAAACCGCCTTTGCTTAGCACTAATCTCTCGGTCGTCCCTCACTTGAATTTCAACCAAAGTTTGCTTAAATAGTTGAAAAGTTGATAAAAATTGGTTAGCGCTTTCCTCGTCTTTAAACCTGAATATGATTTCGTTGCCAGCTTTTTGTGTTGGGTACGCCTGAAACTCTCTCATGGCGTCACCGATTAGAATGGCAAGTCATCATCTGAAATGTCAATTTCTGTTTTTCCTGATGCTGCAAAAGGATTAGGTGACTGCTTTGTGTTTTGTCTAGCGAATGGATCCACGCTGTCTAAATTGCTTTGTGTTTGCGTTGTTCCTCGTGGGTCAAGTAAGTCAAAACTTGTCGCGTTCAATTCGTTCACATATACACGTTGTCCGCTGTTATTTTCATAATTTCGTGTCTGCCATTCGCCGCCTAATCCAACTTGCGACCCCTTGTGTGTATAGTTCGCAAAGTTTTCAGCCGCCTTACCCCACATCACGAAGTTGATGAAGTCTGCATCTGGTTGACCTTCCGACTTAAACCGCCGATTAACCGCAATAGATCCGCTGGCCACCGCTTTACCCGATTGTGTGTAGCGTAATTCGATGTCTTTTGTTAGTCGTCCTGTTAAATTAACTTGGTTCATTTGCTTGTTCCTCTGCTTTCTTATGCCACTCAGTGACTTTTGCTAGTAATGGTTTGTAGTTTTCTTCTGTCACAAACTTCAGTGCCGAAACGTTTGCTGCCTTTAGCGTAAACGTCATCATGTCTTGTCCGCTAAGTTGTGATGTATCTGCGATTAGTTTTTCCAGCAATGTTACTTTTTCTTGTGAGATTGTCTTAGGTGTGGCTGGCTTGCGATTTGAGCCACTTGCACCGTTACCATCATCATCAACATCACTTGCTATCCCAAACGCCATAGACAAGCTATAACGGCGTGCATACGTAAGTGCTGAACCTTCCGCTTGCGCCGAGTTCGTCCCGCGGTTTCCTAGGTCGTCTGCTACTTTTGATCCTGCCAAGTCCAATGTCTCGCCATAACCGATAATTCGTGTGAACATCACGCCGTCTTGCACAATGTTTGTGAAAAAGAACTTAGCACCAGATGCCTTACGCGCTTTGACGATTGCATTGATAACCGCGTCCAATGTCACGTAGCTAGATTTGAACATCGGATTGCTCGCATCTTTTTTAGGTTGCTCAATATTGTTCTGTGTTTCAGCAAGCGCTTCATACAGATTGCTATATTCGGTCATTTCTCACCCCTGAACGCAATACCGTTCGCTTTCATGTAGTCTGCCAAGCTTTTAAGCTGTTCACGAGTTGCACCGACAATATAGAGCGTTCGGTCGTATGTCTTTTCAACAACTGGTTGTGGTGCCTGGACGACTTCACCATTTTCATCAACTAACTTGTCGCCGACTTGCTGTGCATTTTCTTTGCGTGTCTGTTCTGCTTTTGCAAATGCTTCGTTGCGGGCTTGTTCAGCAGCAAGACGCGCTTCTTCTCGTGCTTTCTTGATTTCGTCATCACGATGAATCTGTGCTTTGATGTCTGCAAAGTCTCGCATACCCAACATTGAGATATAAGGCGTTGCATCTACACCGATACTAGTTGCTTCAATCTCGATTTGATTAGTCTGCAACGCTAACAATTCATCATCTTTTTTCAGCTGAACAATTTGCGCATCAACTTCTTTGATCATGTCGTTACGGCTGTATGTCTTATTGAGCCACTTTTCATTGAATTTAATGCGTGCCAAATCAACGCCTTGATCGTTAGCAAGTGCCGTCACATCATTCATCACAACTGCCTTGCGACGTTCTTTGCGTTCATTTTCGACTGGTAGCATCTGATCCTTCATCAAGTCTGATGCTGCTTTACCCGCCTTTTCAATCAACATCATCTTTGGCTTAATCTCAGCCCAGTTACCCAATAATTCCTTTTCAATCTTTTTGCGTTGATCTGCAATATCCTTGATCGTTGCATTCAATACTGATCGCTGTTGTTTTGCTATGTCGTAACTTTCTTCAGATACTGGAAACTCACGATACTTGGCTAACATCTTGTCTGTATTTGCTACTAAATCATCAATATTTGGTGCTTCAATAACTGCTGGTGTTAACTTTGTTACTTGTAGGTTGCTAACCACTACATCATTTGTCATTTGCTATTCTCCGTTTTCCTTGCTAAAATTACGGTATAAATTGTTTTTTATCTGATTTATACCTAGCGCTTAACGGTGGCATCCGTTAGGCGTTTTTTTCTGCTCTCATATCAATCAGTGTTTGGATTGCTATTGGTGAAGCTTCCCAAACTGACTTGATCGTAAATTCTGACGTTCGCTCTACATACTTCATCATCTCTATAAGCCCGCCATTTGCTTTTAGACGTGCGCCTAATTCTTGGACATCTATTTGTACATAACTACGTCCCTCGTCCGTTGTGCGAACACCTGATGCCTTTAAACTGATAGCTGACTTAACATACTCTCCTATCCATTTATCCATGGCTTATCCTTTTAGGAATTTAGGTACTACGGCTTCACGTTTCTGTCTGCCATATCCATTCGTCTGACGTACCTCTGGTGTGAAGTCATATTCATCTTCCCAACCAGCCTGATGAAACCAAGTCGAACCCTGCTTAATGAATTGCTGTGGTGTTTGTTTAGCTTTTATTTGTTTCAAATACTCCTCAAGCTTTGATTTAATCAATTCAGGATCAATACCTGATTTAATTGCTTTATCAAAGTCTTTCTTGGCATTCGCTTTACCAGATTTCTTTGGATAGAGTTTCCAAATGGTTTCAAACATTTGATCACGTTCTAATTTTTGAATACTCTTGCTGTCGGGTTCGTCAGAATCGGACAATATATCTTTATTAATTAGTCTATTAATTGATCTATTAATTGATTTATTATCTGCCCATTCTCGATGTATAGGGTCCCCCTTTTTAGATGTATACCCTATCCCATTTTCGATGTATACCCCCTCCTTTTTAGATGTATAGGGTAGACTTACATGCAGGTATCTACGTTCAATTTCTTTGCTACCCTCCTTATAAATGACATCTCTTGTGAGAAGTCCTTTTTTATATAAGTCGCTCAAGGCATTTTGTACACCTTTGGTTGTTTTTCCAAATCTTTTTGCAATGCGTTGATTACTTGGAAACGCTGACCCTGTGATATTTTCGAATGTATAAATATATCCAATTAACCTAGCTTGGAAGTCGCTGATGTTTTCAAGATCATCTACCCACGCTGGAATTTGCGTAAAAAACTTTACGTCTTGTTCTTCTGCCACTTAATCTTTTCCTTTCTTACTTCTAAATTCATCCAAGCTAACATTTAGTGCATCTGCTATTTTTTCTATGGTTTCAAATTCGATATGTTTATTGCTACCATTTCGTATGTCGTAAATCGTTGTCTTACCAGCACCTGTATGTTGAAATAACCAGTACCAACTTAAATTTTTTTCCTTCAAAATTTCATCAATTCTATTGCTCCTTAGAGACATAATTTGACCTTGTTCTTTCTGTTAAAAATGCTATTCTTACATATACGCACTTCCGCTTTACCGAACCAACACTTCCGAACTTGTTAGCATATGATTAAGTCTATGCAGAAGGAGAATTAATATGGGATTAAGTCCAAAACCAGCTCACTCAGAGCCCACACGAACATGGGAAGACCTTGATAGGTTCTTACAAGACATGTTTTCTGAAGGAAGTAAATCCAAAGAACCAACCGTTGTTTATATTGATCCAGATAAGTATGTGATGTCTACGGATGAAATTTTAGAGGTTGGTGTGAAAAGCGGTTACACCGTTTCCATCCATGATAACGGTCAGATTAAGTTCGAGTAATTAGCTGTTGCTTTAATTCAGTAATTTTTGAATTCGTATAGGCAAAACCATCATCTTTCATATGTCCTATATCAGTCTTTAAAGAAGTTAATTCGCTTTTTAGTGATGCAATTTCTTTTTTTAATTCCACGATTTCTTCATTCATGCTCTCATCTCCTTTTCTAAACTCTCAACACGTCGCTTAAGCGTTCGTGTCCAGTTTGTCATTTCTCGAATTGTGTCTTTTCGTAACTTTCCGTCAATCGACAAACTTGTATTTGTCTTAAACAATTTCAGTTCAATTTCTGCTTTAGCAAGGTCGCCTTTGACGTTTGCTAACATTAGGTCGTAATTAACGTTCATCTGATCTCCCTACAAGATAGTCAATTGATACATCGAAGTAATCGGCTATCGTAATTAATCGCTTTAGACTTGGCAAGACAACCCCACGTTCATACCTTGATATTTCTTGTGCGTCGAAGTCTAACTCAACGGATAGATCAAGCTGTGTCTCAGCGTTTTCAAGCCGTAGCTCTCTAAGTCTCTTCATCAGTCCACCACCGTTCTAATTGGTTGTGAACTTACTTCATCCAGCATGGTTTGTAGTTGCTTAATCTTCAATTCAATCAGGTCGATGTTGTCTTGCCATGCGGACTGTGCATCTTCATGTGAATCGAACTCACATGCTTCTTTCGTGAAGTCTAATTCACTCACCAGATCCAGATGCCAAGTCACATTTTGGTATGCTGCATCCGGCTTATAAAATTCAACTGCGTCGCTTACGCTCATGACGTTCCTCGTCTTTCCGTATTTGATAGCCAACACTAAAGCTAAGAAATGCCACTGCGATGGTAAAGAATACCAGTCCCAAAACTTGTGTTACCCAAAGTCCCATGTGTTACCTCCCTGACTTTTTATCAAGCCAATACTGAATTGCTGTGCCGTCCCATTTCTTTCGGTTGTCACTAACAAAGAATGGCTTTGGAAAGTTTTTCTCACGTTTGAGAAATTTATAAAATGTTGCTAAGTGCATGTCGAGATGATTCTTATCAATGATTTCTTTTTGCAGGTAGCTCCTGCTTTCAAACATTGGCATAAGCGCCTCCTTTTCTAATGTTTTATTGTTTGCGTGGTGGTATTCTTGAATTACAAGTTAGATTACCCAACTCATAACGAAAGAAAGACAAATATGAAAATCCAGATAATTACGATTCTTGTAGCCTTCTTCACACCTTTTTTAGCTGCCGCCTGTGCTTATTACTTTTCTGTATCTAAGAAACATCAATTGGAAAACCAAGAGGAAGCCTATAAAAATTACTATGCCCCGTTAATGGGTTTACTCACGCATTATCAACTATCTATTATTTCCTACGGCAGATCCGTCGGCGCTTCTAAACAAGGAAGCTTCCAATTCAAAGGCCGAGTAAATGTTGATAACAGACTACACGTTTTGCTTAGAAATAATATTGCGTATGTCCCAAAAACAATCGGACCTAAATTGCACCAATTTTTAATGTCAAGTGACGATTTCTTTTATCGAGAAGGTGAAGATTATAAAAAATATGAGCACTACGCCATACTGGCCTCTGAATCTTTTGATTTAATCATCATAGAGTCATTAAAAGAAGCATCAATATTATCAGGAAGGCTAGGATACCCAGATATAGCGGCAGAACTGCTAAGTGAGTTCCTGAAGTCTTTTGTGGCAATGCCAACAAATCGTCATTTGGTACACAGCTAGGACTAACTAACGATACCCAAGCGCCATTTGTGTATTCATACAAGTGATAACTTTCTGGTATCCATAAGTCTCCTTCTTGCGGATTGTCAGGATTCGCCCAAGAATAAAACATTTGGTTACCTGTCCGGTCTTTATAACTGATTTTCATAACTGCTCCTATGCTGGTTGGTCTTGCTCAATCAATGGCAAGTATCCGTTGTCTTTCAATAGTTCATACAAGCCAAGTCGCCCCTTTTGTGTCCACTTGGTGTTCATTACAAGTTTCTTTGATCCGTCTTTTCTTACAACTTCAGTTGTTTCTGATTGAGTCCACCCTTTTGTCTGGTGTTTTGCGTATAACAACCAAACGCCAGATTGACTGTATTGGACGCCTAAATCATGTAACAACTTATTCATTGCTAGTCCGCTCATACCGTAATCTTTTGCGATAAAAGTGATTGTGACTAACGTCTTGTTAGATAGAATCAAGTCCGTGTAATCTGCTTTGGGCTTCAATTCAGTAACTTGTTGTGCAAGCATGAGTTTTTCTTTGCGTTCATTCTTCAAATCTGTTGCCAATCGAATAATCGTGTCTGGGTTTGTTAAGACATCTTCGATTGTCTGATCCGTCATGTATGTGCCGTGCTTACGAATGGCTGGCAAGACTTCTGATGTGACCCACTTTTTGAATCGCTTGGCGCTTTCTAACTTGCTGCCAAAGATTAGCGAGTAGACACCAGATTCATTAACACCAACAACTCCTCGATTAGGTAGATTTTCTAAGTGGGCGTTTTGCCCAGTTAGAGTTAAACGGTCATCTGGGTCAACGTGTTGCTTAATTGCTTTCGGTGTATCTTGATAACCTAACGCTTGTGCCACGTCTTTACCTACGAACCATGCTTCGTTCTCAATAATTACTGTGCGAACCTCGTTCGCTTCAAAATTAAATACTTCTACTTCGTTCATATCTTTTCTCCTTATAAATCTAATCCGATATGTTTAATAATCCGTTGACGAATCTCAACAAGTCTCGGTGATGGGTCTCCCGCGATTGCCTTACTAATGTCGCTCTGCTTGATTTCGTAACGCTCTGCAAAGAATTTGTTACTCAAATCTAAATCATTCATGCGATTGATGATTTTCTTTTTTTCTTGCTTCAGCATTTCCTGTCCTTGTGTCATTGCTTATTCTCCTTTCATATTTAGCAAATTAAATAGCAAATTTATTTGACAGTTCGAATATTTTAGAATATAATTGCATTATTAAAAACACTAATAACAGCCCTGTTATCACGCGGTTTATCAACTCTCACATATCTAACCGCTGGGTGTTTTTAGCAACTTTTACATCAAACATCTTTGCTACAAACAATACTTTACTCTATTATTTTAGAACTGTCAATATATAATTCTAAAATAATAGAATTTAAGTATCGTTAATTTGAAAGGCTCACTATGACTATCTTTGAAAGAATTAAAGAAACATCAAAAAAAAGAGGATTGAATATCGCTCAATTAGAAAAAGAAGCTGGATTAAAAGAACGAGCCATATACGCATGGAAAAAAAGTAAACCAAGTGGTGAAGCCTTATCTTCCGTCGCAGACGTACTCCACGTATCAACAGATTACCTATTAGGACGTACAGATCAGATGAACGCAACGTCATCTGATAAAAAGGTTGCCGACATTTTAGATGACGAAACCATTCTTGCTTTTGATGGTATGGAAATTGCTGAAGAAGATAAAGAGAAGCTTCGCGAATACGCACGATTTATCATCGAACAACGCCAGCGAGGTAATAAATGATAAAAGATTACCTTTATATGCAGATAACAAGCTCTCTGGAGTCGCTGGCTTGCAATAATGATATAACATTAGTCAACGCTGAAGATTTGTCTGAAAACGTCCCTGACACAGCTCTGATTAATACACGCGCTGTTATCATGAATAAACAGTTCGATATTAATGTCGATTATACCTACAGACTCGCTCATGAATTAAGCCACGTATTATATGGAGATAAAGATGCGCAAGCGGTTTATCAATTTAGCGAGTACGGTAAGCGCGGTGAAGAGCTACTTGCTCACAGGAATGCTATCAGAATGCTCATGTCGATCGAAATGCCAAGCTCGCCTTTCAACTTCATGAGTTACTACCATATTCCATCTTGGTTAGAGTGTGATGTCATTCGTACATTTAACGAATTTAATGTAGTAGAATAAATTCAAACAAATGGCAACATGTAACGGAGAAGAAAAATATGGGACTTTTAAAGAACACACAACTAGCTGCTAGTGATAACGTATTTAAAAAAGAGGTTTTGCCTAACCTAAAAGAAAAAGACGGCTATAAGCACGTCATTATGGTCACTAGCTTCAGCAAGTGGGTAAACCAGAACTTTGGTGTTGAATCAAAGTATACTAATCAAGTTGATAATATTTTGACAGAAATGCAGAAGTTGGGTTACGAGATAGAAGATATTGAACACACAACCCTAAAAAATCAAGGCGTGTTGGGCAATATGGAAGGATTCCATACTTTAATTACGTACAAATAAGAAAAGGCGTCGGGAGAATGTATTTTATGGCTGTAATTTCTGGGTTGGTGTTTTTTATTTCAACAATTTTATTGGTCGTGTTTATTATTTTAGGGCTTGTAAAAAATCACAAGGTTAATAAGAAAACGTGGCTTTGGTTAGTTGTAATCGCCTTATCAATGGTAGTCGGTGTTTCTTCGACTAAAACATCTGAAAAAAATCAAAACAGCACGACAAATGTATCAAATGTAAAAGATGCCACACCCACAATTATGGCGTTGTCTCAATCAAACATCGAAAAGTTGAGCAAGTTGGACGGTGTAAAAATCAACGTTGGTGACATTAAGGTAAAGAACCTTGGCGAAAGAAAAAACAAGACAACTGGTGAAGTTTATCATCATGTGTACTACGCCAATGGTAACTACCGTTACAACGGACACATTTACGGTTACAACATGACCTTTAATTTTGATAGTGCTGATGTTAAGAATGCTAAGTACCAAGTTATTCAATATGGTAATGATGGTACAAAAGTAGGTACGTTTGAGACTGACCTATCAGCAAAGGTTGATTGACGCATACCTACTTGTGGGTACATACGTGCTAAACAACCACACTAAAAGGTTTGAAGAGAGATTGGAGATTTTAAATGGTATCACTATTCGTGCTGGTATTTTTAGTGACGTTGATCTGGTTCTTCATTGCAAAAAGAAAAGACAAAAAGGCAAGTGGCAAGACAACGAAACAAACATGGTATTTGCTATTTGTCAGTATTACATCTTTTCTGATCGTTGGTGCGTTGTCACCTAAACCAGATAAAGTTAATTCCGACAACTTAAAAGTACAAAGTTCATCTTCTATCAATAAAGAAAAAGATTCAAGTTCGTCATCAAAAAATTCAAAATCGATAAGTTCATCTAGTTCTGTTTCGTCATCGAGTTCAAAAATGAATGATTTTAATTTTTCTAAAGTTGAATCCGGCATGAACATGGATCAGGTCATTTCTGCAATTGGAAAACAGCCGACAGATAGAGACGACGTTACTTTATATTATGGAAAAGAAGATATCGACTTTTCTAACGACGTTCTTATCGGTTCTAGTATCAAATCAATACAAGATAAAGTTGATAAAAAATTTAAGCAAGACGCTTCACAATCCAGTAGCAAGAAAAAAGAATCCCATAATTTGAAGTCTTACGCTCAATACTTCGGTAATCTCCCGGTAGAAAATATACAAAGTAAGCCATACGCGTACAAACCATCAAAAGTAGATAATGGAATGCGTTACCTTTACATGGTGAAAGACAATAGTTTTCTAGTGCGTATCGATACAGATGACGGTTATACAAATGTATATTCGTATGACGGCAACCAAGATGGTGCGCTAGGTAGTAACCTGTTCACCGGTAGAACAATTTTCAATAATCCGGAAAAGAAAAATTACTACTACTAGGCGGGAAATGATTCATGCCCTTTTGGGCGTACATAATAGACAATGAAGTCTTTAAAATAAGACAAATAAAAAAGCACACCCTCTCGACTAAAAGCTGGATGTGCTGTATGACATAAACGCACGGGGCGTTCTGCTTTATTATAACAGATGTAAGCCCCCTTTTTAAAGGAGGCTTTTAATATGGCATCAATTTACAAGCGTGGTAACGGCTGGACTGCTAGTGTGTCTATTCCAGTAAATGGCATATACAAGAAGAAAACCAAGTCAGGGTTTAAAACAAAGACCGCTGCCAACAAATGGGCTACCGATGCGGAAAGTCAGAAAAATAATAACGAACTGATACTCACTAGCCCTATTTTCGTTAAAGCGTTTGAAGATTGGTATCTTGTGTTTAAAGAGCCACGATTAGAAACCGCAACAAAGCAATGGTATAAACGTACCCTGTCGCTTTTAACTGAAAAATGGCAAGATAAGAAAATTACTGACATCACCTCACGAGATTTCCAAAAGTTAATTAATGAGTATGGTGAAAATCACGTCAAGTCTTCGGTGGCTCATATAAAGAACATTACTAGCGCCTTTGTAAGATATGCCCTTGACGAAGATTTGTTAAAAAAAGACTTCACCAGAAACGTTAGCACCCACTCTATTGTCAAAAGCAAAGATAAACAACTCAAATTCCTAGAAATCGATGAAATGAATCAACTGATTGCAGATATAAAAGATAATGAAGCTGTGACAAGTAGAATGATATTCACTTCCATATTTTCAGGTATGCGGTTTTCAGAAGTGGCCGGACTGACGAAAGATGATTTCGATTTCGAGAACAATACAATCAACGTCAACAAATCTTGGCAAATACATGATCAAGAATTTAAAGAGCCGAAAACTAAGACATCAAACAGAATTATTACAATGCCTAAAAACTTCATGGAGATAGCTAAAAACTGGGACTTTGGAGAAAAATTTGCATTCGAGGGAGAAAACGGGACACCACCTAGTGACAACGCCGCTAACAAACAATTGCGACGATATTTGGAAAAACGCGGAAGTAAAATTATCACATTTCACGGTTTACGTCATACACATGCCAGCTTTCTATTATCCCAGGATATATCTATTCAATACGTTAGTGAGCGGTTAGGACACGCTGACGTTAATATTACACTAAACACCTATGCGCATCTTCTTGATCGCAAACGTAACGAAGAAGGAGATAAAACAGATAAGCTGTTGTACAACACGCTAAATTGATTTGCTACACATTTGCTACAAGCATCTCCAAACTGTTGATACACCAACGTCTAACACTCCCCCCCAGCGCATTTTCACCGCTTTACCACAATTGTTGGTAGAGCGGTTTTTTGTTGCATAAACCCTTGATACGTAAGGTTTTTTGGTTGTTGTGAGTTCGCGTCGGTTTTTGTTATTTTTGCTACAATTTGCTACAAATTCTGATGTAAAAAACCAGCACATTTTATGCTGGTTTTTTCTATATAAAGATGCGATTTTAGAAGCTACCTAAAACGACGGTTAACGTGACTCACTTTTTAATGAATTGATTACAAAAAAGCCATGATTTACATCAAAAGTAAATCATGGCTCGTCTCCCCTAACGTCCCAGCACTTACAATAATAATCTGGAGTATTTTTATAAAAATATATTATGTTAGCTTATAATTAAGAATGCAAAGAAGGACGATGGTTATGGTTGTTATGACCATCATTAAATATTATGTATGTGCTGGGATAACGTTACTAAAATAATTTAGCATATCAATAACCGAATTGTCAAACCTTTATCAAGAATAATCAGTGGTCAATTCAATCGAACTGTTAATGTTTTAAATGAAAATAAAAAAAGCTCACCTTAGTGAGCTTTTTGCCTTATTAAGCTTTAACGATGTTTGCTGCTTGCAAACCGCGATCGCCACTTTCAACATCGAAAGTCACTGATTGACCTTCATCAAGTGTTTTGAAGCCATCGCTTTGAATAGCTGAGAAATGGGCGAAGACATCATCACCGTTTTCACGTGTGATAAATCCAAAACCCTTGTCGCCATTAAACCATTTTACTGTGCCTGTTTCCAT